GCCACCTTAAGTCTCATCGACATCGAGAACGACCTTCGGGTCTTCTAGAGTTTCTCTAGCTCGGTGAGGCCGAGAAGCCAACTTTTGCTAAAGGCAAGAGATGGCATCCCTTCCCTGAGTTCATCTAGAATAGATTGCTCAAGGATAAAAGGAGTGGTAGACCCCGTAGGGGTATACTCAATCCTTGTCACTTCCCCAAGGTGATACACCTTGACGACCTGACAAATCCTTGCCGCCTTTAAAAGGCAGCTTGGACATACATCATCAAAAGGGACTACGTCCGGAAGAAATGATGTAATCTCGTCCCATATTTTATAGTAACGAGATGTCCAGCGCTCAGTATTATACGGAGTTGCTGGAGCATTACCAGTGAGTATCTCCTGGAATGCGAATGGCCTTTGAATAACTTTCAAAGCATTTCCAAGGCCATACCAGCCGTTATCTTCTAAGAAGAGTATACGGTCGGAAAAAGATCCTTTAGGGGTTTCTAACTCCCAAGGCATCTTTGACGGTACCATCCCTTGAAGGGTTGATACTATCCATTCGCGCAAACTATCTTTGATATTGTAAGCGCGAATAGTAGAATTAGCAGTAAATCTCCTAAGGATACTTACCGCCTGTTCTAAACGATCGCTATTACCTCCGGTAAGGGCGAGCGTTATTACCTTCCTCGTAGGGGAAGGTAATCTTTGATAAAGACCTTCAAGGTCATCATCAAAGAACAGATCCAAACCACCAAGACTTGCTGGTAAAAGGATCTGAGCAAATAGCTTAGGATTCCTTTGGCTATTTGGAAGGAAGAAACCCATCCTTTGGATGAATCTCTCCCTTACAAGATGCGGCCATAATCTATGGTAGGCATCCTTCGGCAACCACTTTAAGTTCTTGCCGAGAGTCGAAGCTTTGCCTATAGCAATGTTTCGATCATTCACAACTTCCAAAGATTTTGAAAGTGGTGATAATAGGCGTACCTTAATTGTATCAATTACAGGATGACCTAAAGAATCAGAAGGTCGAACTTCGACAATCCGATTCCATCTCAATATGTTTGCAACATAGAGAGACCGCTCGGTATATTTAACTGCTACGCAGGAAATACCGTGTTTATCAGCAGAGAGCGAAGCATTCGCCTTCTGTTGATAAAAGCTTATCTTTTCAAGATAAGCTTTTGGGCCGATAGCGATGTTATCGTCTCCGCCCACACCAAAAGCGCGCCACTTAGCGTCGCGCTTTCGGTTGATAGTCTTACGAGTGTACCACTGTAAGGCTAAGTCCTCAGAAACCAGTGACTGGAGTGTGAGGACAATCTTCGAGAGGGGTTCCCCCATGAAGACACCACACCTGCGATCTTCTAAAAATCCAGGTATGAACACCGCGTGGGATGCTAGAAGCAATTCCACGCTTCCTTTGAAGAGTCCATGCCATAGGCCTAACCCTTCAAAGAATCCTTTAAGTAATTGCTCAGCAAAACATAAAGGAATTCTATCAGTAGCCTCTTTGAGGTCAGTTGATAGAACAAAGATCTTTTCTCCTAAGGAGGAAAGATCAGCTTTGGCTAGTTGATACAACCACATCCAAAGTTGATCACCACGCTTGAACGTTGTGCAAGATGGGTGATGACGCAGAATACTTACCATTATATGGCAAATAGGCTGCTGAAGTGTAGGAAGCCACCACGGAGTGGTGGTTACTATACGAGCCTTACCCCCAGGTTCTGGGACAGTAAGGACACGGCAAGGAATCGGAGATCCCCTGTCGAGACATTCTTTGCCTCGAAGGCAAGCAATGCTAAGGATTTGTTTACCTAAGGTATCATCAAATCCCCATCTATGACAAAACTCACCTGCGGTGGTTAAGTCATAT